TTTCGATCCTGACCCTGATAAATCAAGGTTAGCTTTGAACATGGCGAGCGGCACAGCCCGTTTTCTGACGGGCGCTTTGGGCAGAATCAACAAAGAAAACATCGCTATCCGTACTCCTACCGCCTCGATTTTTATTCGAGGCACCGATTTTACTACGACAGTTGATGAGATAGGCCGTAGTTTAATCATCCTATTGCCCAACGAAGACGGCAGTTCTAGCGGTGAGATTACGGTCGAAACTGCTGCTAGTACCGTGGTTTTGAATCAGCCCTTTCAAGCAACGATGACTACCGTGGCAGAATCGGCTCCTACTCGGCCAGTTGTCTTAACAGGATTGACTTTAGGATTCATTGATAACTTATTGATTATCAGTCCAAGAGATGAAATTACTGAAGTGGTAGAAGAGCAGTCAGGCACGGCTTCAAATATACTAGATGTAGACTTGTTAGAAGAAACTGAACTTGACGACAATGAGTTAGAAAATGACGAGCTTAAAGAAGAGATAGGAAGGCTTGACATAGACTTGTTGAATATAGATTTTCTAACAGACTTATTAGAAATAATAGAAGTATCTGTTACGGAACAGGCAGAAGCAGAACAAATAGCAGGAGTTCAGATTGAAGGGATCATCCCTGGTTTCGACCCGCAGAATCAAATCTATAGTTTTGTTGAGGGCGAGGTTCTAACGATTTTCAGGAGTGTTGAGAACACCGTAGACCTTGAGCTGGATAAGGAGGGAGCGTACAACATAGCACTCCTTAGCGCAGGGAAAACAATAGACATCACCGTTAACGGAGGAGGCGATAATGCGATTTCTATTAATCAGTCTAATTAGTTTTCCTCTTTGGGCAGCCGACAACTCTGTAGACATTGACCTGAAAGGAAACTCCAGCATCTACATTGACCAGATCGGCTCTGGAAACACAGCTAGGGTCTGGTGCGGATTGAGCAACGGAACGTATGCAACGCACAGTTGTTCCAGTGCTACGATTGATATAGATCAAAACGGCACAGGCAATCTTGCCAAAGCATACTCGCAATACACTAATCACACTGGAAACGAGTACACGATTGAACAAACTGGCGATGATAACGTAGGGTATATTGATGCTGACGACAACGATAACGAGTCAACTATCACCCAAACCGGGGATAATATGCAAGGTGAAATTTTTATGTCAGGCAATGACAATGTTTACACGATTTCTCAAACAGGTACAGGCAATCATTACGCTAAGTTCTATGCCTTTGGGGATGATTCAGCATGGACTGCAACTCAGTCAGGCAGTGGAAATCACAACGCCTATATTAAATCTTGCACTAACTGCAACAACAACGATGCCACCATTACGCAGTCAGGCAGTGGCGCTAAAGACGGTGATATAGAGTTTAGAAACAATCCTGCCGATAACTCAACGGTGAACTTGACGCAGAGTGGGGATGGCGCTCACGTTGGAAATATCAGAGTTGAGCAAGGAGATTACACGGTAAACGCTACTCAAACAGGTGTCAGTGCTAAGGCTTACACAGTAATTTTAAACTGCACCGCAAGTTGTAACAAAACTGTTACAGTGAACCAGTTCGACTAATGAAGTTTGCGCTTAAAACGGTGGCGCTTGTTGCGGTCCTTTCACTGCCCCTACTCTTTCAATCAACTGCGACTGAGATACTAAAACTTAGGACGTTTGATTATTTTGTAGCCGAACATAAGCAGAGCAATTATTTTGCTGTGTTGAATATTACAGAAGAAGATATTGAGCGCGAAGGCGGCTGGCCGTTACCTAGAGCTCGTTTAGCAGAAATACAAGATGATTTAATGCAAAAAGGCGCTTTAGGGGTAGGTTGGTCAGTGGCTTTTCCGCAGCCAGACAGACTTGGTGGCGATAAAAAGTTTGCACGAGCGTTGCAAGGCAGTAACAGTGTACTCGCAATGTACGAAAATGAAGGCTCTGGTTTTCCAGAAACTGTTGGTACGGTCATTATCGGAGATCCAGTCGGAGGCTACTCTGCTTCCGGTGTTGTGCAAAATATTGAGTTGTTGCGCAATGCAGCATCACAAGGAATTGCTTCAGCTCCAGTAGAAGTAGACCAGTTAGTTCGTCGGATGCCCTTGTTGATGAAAACACCCGACGGTTGGGTTCCGGCGTTTGGCACACAGGTTTTGAAGGTTCTAGCTAATGCAGATACCTACCTTATCAGGACAAACCCAAACGGCATTGAAGAGATTATCGTGCAAGGACTGCCGCCAGTAGCGACTGATTCGTTGGGCCGCAAGTGGATTAGTTGGGTAAACACAAATCAAACAACGCTTGTTGAAATGGATGTAAAAGACCGCTTCGTTTTTATCGGCACTGACGCTATGGGGATCATGCCGCAACTGGCTACGCCCGTTGGGCTGCTTGAGCCACACAAAATTCAAGCTGCTCTGGCAGAATCAATATTAGTAACTAATAGCCCAAGAATTCCTGATTGGTCTTTATCAGCAGAATTAGCTATCTTATCACTCACAGTAGCGTTTGTATGGGCTTTAGTAACTAAGTTAGGCGTTACCCTCGGGGTGGTGTCTTTTCTAACTATCTTTGTTTCTACGGGCGCATACGGGGTTTATTCGATACAACAAGGAATGCTTTTAGACGTTACTTGGACTTTGATTTCTCAGTTTGTAAGTGCTTCTGGAGCGTTCTACCTTAATTTCCGCACGCAATATCGTCTTAGGCAACTGATCAAACAACAGTTTGGTAAGTACCTTGACCCCCGAATGGTTAAAAAGCTGCAAGATAATCCAGAGTTGTGCCAAGTAAATGGAACAAGAGTTGATTGCTCTATTGTATTTACCGACTTAAGAGGTTTTACCAGCTTATCAGAGTCGGTAGAGCCTGAAATAGTGACCTACATTATGAACAACGTGTTAGATGTTCAGGTAAAAGCTGTAAATAAATTTGGGGGTGTTACGGATAAATTTATCGGTGACGCAGGAATGTTCCACTTCAACACAATAATCCCACAGCCCGACCATCACGACCTTGCATTAGCCGCAGCTAAGGAAATAGAAAGCAACATTTCTGAGCTTAATTTGCGCTTTGCTGAAGAAGGCATTCCAGAAATAGCGATCGGCGTAGGCGTTAATAGTGGTGTTTGTATTGCGGGTAACTTTGGTGCAACAGATAGATTTGCATATAGTTTGATTGGCGATGCCTGCAATATTGCTGCTCGATTAGAATCTGCTACTAAAGAAGTCGGGGTTGGAACCTTGATAGGTCATAATACTAAAAAAAGTTGCAGTTTTGAGTTAAAATTATTAGAACCAATAAAGGTTAAGGGGAAAAGCGAACCTTTGAGGATATATACGTATGCAGATTAGTCTTGTTCTTGGTTTCTTGTTAATTGCTACTGCTGGGAGCAGTTACTTCTACATTAGCACACAAAAATCGCAAATAGCCCAGCTTCAAGTAGAGCTTCAGACAGCAGTTAATAATCAAGCTGTTCTAGAAACAACGATTGCCCGGCAGAATGAGCAGATGCAAGAGCATCTTGAGTTTCAACGTAAGAATCAGGCTCTTATAGCAGAGCTTTCAGAAGCTAACGACAAGGCCCGCCAAGAAGTTAACCAGCTTAGGAACACTTTTGCCCGGCATGATTTGAATAACTTAGCTATCGCAAAGCCGGGGCTGATTGAAAAAATTGTAAACAGGGGCACCGCAAAAGTTCACCAACAGTTTATTGATCTCACTAATCCGAGGCAGTTTGATGAAACTCCTAATCCTAAGTAGTGTTTTGTTGTTGAACGGTTGCTCTACGTTTGGCGGTTTATTCGGTGGGTCTCCAGCCGTACCCGTAGTAGCTCCGGTTGAGATTGTCACTATCACTGAGCCTGCGCCCATGTATCACCCGCCGCTGCCAGAGGGTCTGACACCCGCCGAGATTGAATGGATTATTTTAAACCCCAGTATCATGCGTGAGTACATTGAAAATTATGATGCAGGAAATGCTCCCGCAGTGGCGTATTACGGCTTAACGGCTCAGGCGTATGAAAACTTATCGAATAACTTGGCGGATGTTCGCCGTTATATACGTCAGAACCTAAACATTATTGAATACTATCGGGACAATGACCCGACTCGAAAGGAAAAATAACGATGGACAGAAGTAAACTGATGGAAGAACTAAAATACGATGAAGGCTGTGTTAATGAAGTATACGAAGATCATTTGGGGTATGCTACTTTTGGTGTTGGGCATTTAATTAAAAAATCTGATGCTGAATTTGGAAAAGATGTGGGTACACCTATCTCTGAAGAAAGAGTAGCCGAGTGCTTTAACCAAGACATTGACATAGTGTGTCAAGAACTAGATAGAAATCTTTCTTGGTGGAAAGGATTAACAGACAATAGACAGAGAATACTGGCCAATATGTCTTTTAATCTTGGTTACACACGATTGAGTAAGTTTAAAAATTTTCTCAGTGCTTTAGAAAAACAAGACTGGAAAAAAGCGTCTGAAGAAATGATGGACAGTCGTTGGGCTAATCAGGTCGGACCAAGAGCTAATAGACTAAGTAACAGAATGCTGGAAGATTAATCATGCCTTTAAATAAAGTAATATTCAGACCAGGAATTAATAGAGAAGGCACAGATTACGATAATGAGGGTGGATGGTTTGACGTTAATTTAGTCCGGTTTAGGAACGGCAGAGCTCAAAAAATAGGTGGTTGGGCTAAAGAAACCGTAGAAACTTTTTTGGGAAAAGCGAGAGCTCTCCATGCCTGGGTTTCTTTAGCAGGTACAAAGTATTTAGGAACAGGAACAACTTTTAAATACTATGTAAAAGAAGGAAACAAATTTAACGACGTTACTCCGATTAGAGCTACTACTTCCGCAGGAGATGTTACTTTTTCTGCTAGTAACGGAGACGCTACAATTACTGTAACCGAGTCTGCTCACGGAGCAGTAGCTAACGATTTTGTTACTTTTAGCGGTGCTGCTACCCTAGGCGGTTTAATTACAGCTAGTGTATTAAATCAAGAATATCAAATCGTTACTATCACTAATGCTAATGTCTTTACTATTGAAGCTAAAGATACCGATGGGAATACCGTTACCGCTAATAGCAGTGATACTGGTAATGGGGGCAGTTCTGTTGTAGGGGCTTATCAGCTAAGTGTTGGCTTAAACGTGTATGTTTCTTCTACAGGTTGGGGAGCGGGTGTGTGGAGCTCTGGAACTTTTGGTTCAGTTACTGCTCTAACTTCTACTAATCAATTACGATTGTGGACTCATGATAATTTTGGGGAAGATTTAATAATTTGCCCACGTGATGGTGGAATTTTTCGTTGGAAAGAAAACGATGGCGTTACTACAAGAGCAGTTGAGTTGTCCGGCATTAGTGGCGCAGTGGAAGTCCCTACTGTTGGGTTACAGGTTTTAACTTCAGAAAAAGATAGACACTTAATAGTTCTAGGAGCAGATCCTGTAGTGGATTCTTCTCGTAGTGGAAGTAGTGATCCTATGTTAGTTGCTTTTAGCGATCAAGAAAACGCACTTGATTTTCAAGCTAGGAGCACTAATACGGCAGGAGAACTTAGGTTATCTTCAGGTAGTAAAATTATTGGAGCGGTGAAATCTAGACAAGAAATTTTAATTTGGACAGATACTGCTCTGTACAGTATGCAATTTATTGGACCCCCCTTTACTTTTGGTATTAACTTGATTAATGAAAACACAGGACTAATGGCACCCAAAGCCGCAGTTACTGGGCCTACTGGAGTTTTTTGGATGGGGTACGATAATTTCTATGTTTACACAGGCTCTATTCAAAAAGTTCCATGCACCGTATTGGGGTATGTATTCAATGATTTTAATTCATCTCAATCTTACAAAACACATGCTTTTAGCAATACCCAATTTGATGAAGTAGGTTGGTATTATTGTTCAGGGGATTCTTCTGAAATTGATAGGTATGTTACCTATAACTATAGTGAACAAGTCTGGTCATATGGTCAATTAACAAGACACGCTTGGTTAGACGCAGGCGTAGAACCTTACCCAATAGCGACTTCAGATTCTTATCTATATCAGCAGGAAATAGGCTATGACGATGATGGTAGCCCAATGACTAATGTTTACATAGAATCGTCTGATTTTGATATCGGTGATGGAGAACAATTTTCCTTTATCAACAGAATGATCCCGGATATACGGTTTTTAAGCAATAGTAGTGGTGGTCAAGTTAATATATTGCTAAAGACTCGCAATTTTCCGGGCGATAGCCTAAGCACTAACAGCACTTCTGTTATAACTAGTTCAACCGAACAATCTTTTGTAAGAGCAAGAGCGCGTCAAGCGGTAGTGAGAATAGAATCAGATGATGACAATGTTCCTGGGAATACTGGAACAGGTTGGAGAATAGGGGCAACACGTTTAGACGTACGACCCGACGGTAGACGATGAGCAAACTTTTAGTTACAAGACTACCTCAAGAAACAGAAGAGGTTGTTAATCCAAATACATACAACCGTTTAGTGAGAGTTTTAGAACTTAATTTAGGGGAGTTTGACCCTGATAATACACGTCAAATTAACGATGCGGAAAAAAATAAATTAGGCTTTAACGCAGGCAGTCTTGTATGGAACACAAACAACAACTCACTTGAGGTGTATACTGGAGAATATTGGCTTCAAGTAACTGCCCCAACTAACGATCAAGGTTTTCAAGCTAAGGCTTCTGTAGGTCTAGTAGACGTAAAAACTAACGGAAATATAAGTGTAGAAGCTACTCCAACTATATACGGTTGGGGTATAGAACAGTACTACACATAAACATATGATCGTAAAAAAATATACAACGTTGTTTAGATTAGTTAAACTGATTTAATAACAGGAGTTGAACAAAATTATGCAGACTCAAGGTCTACAAGGTTTAGAAGAGTTAGCTGATGCTCGGTACGCACTAGCGATACACGGTCGCTACGGTGATACTACCATAGGACACCTAACTCCAGGCGAAATGGTCTTACCGAGACCCATAGCAGATGACCCCGTATTAAAAAGACAACTTTTTGACGCATTTGAACGTCATGAACTTAACCCCCACCAATACCAAGTAGGACATTTTGAAAACTCTATTAACCCACTTACTGGAGTTCCTGAATTTGGTTTCTTTAAGAAGCTCGGTAGGGCGCTTAAAAAAGCAGCCCCTACTATCGGTCAGTTTATAGGTTTCGTTATCGGTGGCCCAAAAGGGGCAGCAATCGGTGGAGGTATTGGCGGGGCTATTAAAGGAAGAGACCTAAAAAGTGCTGCTAAGGGTGCTGCTCAGGGTTATATTGGAGGCAAAATTGCACAAGGTTTTGGTGTTCAGGGTGGTGGTGGGCTCCCTTCTCTCATTGGAAAAGGCACAAACCCAACAGGCAGCCTATTTAAATTAGGGGAAGCTGTTCCAGGCACTGGGGGGATCGGCGGATTTTTCCAAAATATCGGTGCTAGCGGTGCTGGTTTGTTGCGTGGTGAAGCAGCAGGATTAGCCGAAGGCTATGAGGGAATTGGTGGTGCGTATAAAGGATTATCTGGTTTACAAAAAGTTGGGCTCGGTGGTTTGGGTCTAGCTGCAGTAGGTGGGTTAGAGGCTGAAGGAGAAGACACTTCTCAAATGCCTGGACCAAGCGGTGAACTAGGCGGCTACTTACAAGCCCCACTTCTAGGGGCAGGCGTACCTACTCAGTACGGTACAGAAGGGGTAGGCGTTGGTGCGCCAGGCAGTGTGGCTATGAGTTCTGGTATCACCGGCGGCGGTATGTTAGATCCAGCAACGGAAGCTTATTTAAGGGCTACTATGGGCAATGAAGAATATAGCAAATTAATGTTCCCTGAGTTCCAAAGAATTGGAGTTAGGGACGGTGGTGCTATAGACTACGCTGGTAACGGCAGAATGTTACTCCCCGATGGTAGTCAACTCCCTGAACTAGATTTAAGAAACAGTGGCGGAAGAATTGATGATGCAATGGGATCTGGTGATGAAGACACAGTAGATGCTAAATTAGCAGACGGTGAATTTGTAATGACTAAACAAAGTGTAAAAGGACTTGGTGGTGGAGATCATGAAAAAGGAATTGAATATCTTTACGCTATGATGAACCAGAACGAAAATAAGGCACAACAAATGGGTCTAGGAAGAGCATAATGGCAACTGAACGTGGTTATCAACGAACTGAACAACTCCCACCAAATTACTTAGCGCAGTTTTATAGCGGGGCACCTGGGAAAAATGTTCCTGGAATAATGCCTTTATTGAACCAAGAACTTGTTAATAGAACAATGGGTTTTGGTGTAGAAGGCGCTAACCCGTACACCTATTCAGGTGAACGTATAGCAGATTTTTCTCCTGCAGAACAAGAAGGCATGAGAATGACTGCAGAGGGGATGGGTTCTTACCTACCGTATTTTCAAAGAGCAGAAGAACTGACAGAAGGCGGTTTAGGGGCAGCAACTGGAGCTTACGGACAAGCTCGTGGGCTAGTGGACGAAGCAGTTCAAGCAGGGGAAATGAGCACACAAGAAGCCACGGGTCTTTTGAGACAAGCTCCTGGAGTTGCAGCTTCAGCTACTAGACGAGGACTAGGCGAGGTTACTAGAGGCGGCACAGAACTCAGCGGTGCTAGAAATGTTCTAGGCGGTACAATGGGTAGGCTGGGGGAATCCGCTCAAGTTGGTTACGGCGCAACAGGACAGTTCGACCCTAGCGGAATAGCAAGTTTTTACAATCCTTTTGAAGATCAAGTAGTTGACCAAACTATGGAAGATGTTCGTAAGGGTTTGGCCCAAGGAGATATAGCGCAAAGAGCAGGAGCCATAGGTGCTGGAGCTTTTGGAGGTTCTCGTAGTAGACTTCAAAGTCAAGAATTAGCAGAATCTGCAGCAAGAGGTGCGGCACAACAAGTAGGGGCTATACGGGCGGGCGGTTATCAAGATGCAGCACGTAGAGCACAAGGTGCATTTGAAGCACAACAAGGCAGACAAGCGGGTCAGGCAAATCTATTATCAGGTTTAGGTTCACAACAAGCAGATATTGGTTCTAGACTAGGCTCACTGGCGGGTCAAAGAGCAGGTATGGGTGCACAGATAGCCGGAATGGGCGGTAACTTGGCTGGGCTTTACGGCTCAACGGCTGGAGGTTTAGGAAGCCTAGGTGGCAACTTAGCTAACATCTACGGTGCTGCCGGTAGGGATGTCTTTGGTTCTGG